TATACTCACCAGATATTAAGTTCTTAGCGCCATGTGCACGCCAGTATGGATGTGGATTGTTAGTCGCTGCCTACCCAAAGATGAGTTATGGGTGGATGAGCTAGTAGGCGAAGCCGCTAGCGACAATTTGGCACCAATGGAAGCCTATGTAGACTGTAGCAAGGACAGTCTCAAACTCGGTGAGGAGTATGTAGACATACCATTGGAAGGGCAAACTCTAGCCCAAAATACGTGCATTGGCACCACTCATCGGGTTGGTGAGTGGATTCATGCACGTGTTGTGGAATTTAGCCAAAATTTTCCCAACAACCCAACATCTTGTACAGACATTGTACCATGGGTAGAGTTCCAACGTGGAACACTCGAATGGTATGAACTTTTTATGAAGGGTTTTTCAGTAAACACCGATCCCGTCGATGCCGGGACGGCTACTAAGTCTGATGACCCAGTAAAAGAAACGTTTGTAAAATTGCTTTCATCAATAGCAAAGAGCTTGGACATGAAATCCACTACTACAGAAGTGGTGGACGAGTCCAATAACTCTTTGCAATTGTTAGAATCTATTGCGAAAAACTTGTCCAACACGTCGGATGGTTCAGCGAAAGATGCGTTTGCAAAGAATGTTGAGCCAATTGAGGTGGCGCGCCACCGTAGAATTGGCACCCATAAGAAGCATTTGTTTATTGATTCACTTGTTTGTGAAATCAAGGCAAAATTGGGCACTCCTCCACGAACAAAAGCTAACCTACTCGCAGTACGACACATTGCATACTCGCGCTGTAAGGAAGTAAACCTACGCGCCGTTGACACTAGGCGCGCCGTTGAACTAGCTGTGGAGATGGTGTTTGTGGCTGATCAAGTTGACATTGATGCCGCCCATCTTGCCAACAGCAGAGCTGTTGCTAGACAAAATGCACTCCTTCGTTATGAATCAAAGTCCCCGTTCTTTAGATCCATGGTTGGAGCAAATACTTATGCCAAGTGGTCCTGGTCACAATCCGTTGACCAAGGAACCGCTTGAGGGCGCTTGGTAGCCACCGAAGGGATATCACATAAACCAAAGTTTAGTGATGCCCGGTTGCGCGTGTGGCGAAACCAGGCGCTTGTGGAGCCTAGGACTTTGTATTCCATTACAGAAGCGAGTCCTTCGCTCAATTTAGGGGTCAATAATGCTGATATAGATACATTAACTACAGCATTACTTGAAAGAATGTATTATTGTAAGGTAAAGGGGGAGTTTGTGGCTCCCCCGTCTGTGGATTTCTGTACGTTTAATACACGTTTGCTTGAGTTTAAGCATGCCGTGGCAGATAGAGTCGGTTG